ATGCTATGGGTGGAAATGTTAATTATAGAGGTTCACGCGAGCCTGCACCAGGAATGATGTACGGTGGAAAGATGAAGAAGTATGCAATGGGTTCATTTGTCCCTGGTCGTGGCATGACTGATAAAGTACCAGCCCTGCTAACCCCTGGAGAATTTGTAGTTAGAAAGTCTGTAGCCTCTCAATATGGTCCACTTTTGCAAGCAATGAATGGCGATATATTCCCTGGAATGAGAGGAATTACAGACGATCCAGTATTTTATGCGCCAAGTGTCAATGCAAGTTCTTTAATTGCTCCAATATCTAATCTAGCTGCGCCAATGGATAATAGGTCCATGCAGTATAATTATAGTGTTAGCGTAAATGCTAAGACCGATGCAGACGCTAATGAAATTGCAAATGTCGTAATCAACAAGATAAAAAGAATTGACGATAGACAGGTAAAGGGAGTAAGACTATAAAATGGCAACAGCAAACTATATAAGAGGACGCTGGAGCCTTGACGGTTTAAGAATGAGGCCACAAGCTATTTTGTGGTCAGATAATTTTGGAACCGTTGATAGCTCTTCTGCTTCTTTTGCTCTTGCTGTTCCAGACGGCACAGAAGGAACAAACTTCTTAATACTTTCTGATCATAATAGACAAGAACTTTCTTTTTCTAAACAAAGAATTGAAAATAAACAAAGAATGATTAATGGAAGCATGAGAAGCTACCACATTGCTGATAAGTTACAAATGTCAGTATCTTGGGAAATGCTTCCATCTCGTTCATTCAACAAAGATCCAGATTTTAATACAACAACAGGAAAGCCAACTGCTGCTAGCCTAGAATATCATACGGTTGATGGTGGGGCAGGGGGTGCAGAATTATTGGAGTGGTATGAAAACCACCCTGGCCCCTTTTGGATGCTATTAGCATATGATAAATATACCGATTTTGATGGAGCAGACAAGTACGACTACCTTGGTCAGTATAATCAGTTAGTTCAAGTATATTTTTCCTCATTTGATTACGACATTATAAAAAGAGGAAAAACAAATTTTGATTTTTGGAATATCTCCTGCACAGTTGAGGAGGTATAATGTGGCAAGATCCTAGAAACGAATTAGACAATTTTGTAAAAGTCTCTAATACTTTACAAATAGAATCCCTTGTTGTTGCAGAATGGAACATGAACGATTTTGCACAAATATATGATTATGGATCTTATAAGTTTAGACCGTCAGCATCTGCCTCACAATTCTACAGGCTTCCACTAAGTTACGACAATCTAGATCTTGGAAGTTTTTATCGTGATTCAGAAAAATCATTTTTTGTTTTTTCTGATTTTGTCAATGATAATGATGAACCAGTGCTGTTTGAATCAGAAGATGTAAATAGAAATCTTTATTTTAAGCTAGAGGATTGTTTTAAACCATTTAGACCAAGATCTGGAATTAACAAGGCTCTTTATTTTTCAGATAAATACATTGACAACGTTAAAAGTGCCAGAAGGCCACGATACTATATTTCTTCTAGATATGATAATTTTAAATACTGGAATTCATATAGAACAAGGGTAGAGAATGAAGAACAAATTGAGGTAGGAGTATCAACATCTACAAACCCCGAAGGATTTACAAATGATATTGGATATTTCATAGATGATGCAGCACCCTTTGTTGTTTATGAAGAAGCTATTCCTGCAAATAGAATAGTTGTTAAAATGCAAACAAATTTAGCAGACCCAGAATCTACTTTTAATATTCGTAATGATGCCGATGAATTAATTTTAGATCCACTTCAAGATAGAACAAAGTCTTCTATTCCTCAGAGATGGAAGGTAGAATATCTAAATGAAAATGATAATTGGGTTACTGTCGGAACATTTAATGAAAACTCTATTAGAAGAGATGGAACAGATATTGTAAAGTGGGACGGACACGTTGAATTTTATTATGGAATTGTTGTTCCAGAAAACTTCAGGGACAGTTTTAATTTCTTAGGATATATTGATTCAGAAGGACAACTTCCTTCATCAAATAATTTGCAGGGAGAATCATACATAATTGGTTCTTCTACAACCTCACCTGGAACACTATATACATGGAATGCAACAACGTTTGATTGGGAAGAAAATACTGCAGAATATAGATTTTTGTTGTATGAAGAAGATAGCGATGTTTCAACAATAGGATTAGTTAATGATCTAACAGATCCAAGATATTTTAGAGACACAGATAATCAAATTGTCTATAGAGAAATAGCTTTAATAAAGGGTATCAGGGTAGCAGCAGAAACAATGATTGCACCAGATACCACCTTTGATCTTATAGAAATGTCTCCAAGACTTAAAGTAGACTTATCAGATCAGATAATGGAATATTCGTTTTCAAAGAGTATTGCAAATGATCAAACTGGACTACCTGTTGGAGGGCTTCTAGCAACCAACGGTGCCCTAACATTATTAAATGATGATGGAGCTTTTACAGAAAATAATATTTTTTCAGCAAGTGCTACGGGTTCACCCAGGACTGGTAGCATAGTTGCCTCCTACTTGAAACCAAATATTAAGTTTTCATTTTATGAAGCAATTCTTAATGTAAATGGATATAACAAATTTGTTCCGATGAAAACTTTATATTCAGAGCAATTTTCTCCAGGATCTGGCGGAGACTCCGTAATATCTATTCCAGTTAGAGATTTATTCTTTAGATTAGAAACAATGAGAGCACCATCAATGTTTTTGACCAACACTACTTTGACTTCTGCGGCAGCAATGCTTCTTGACAATATAGGATTTAGCAATTATATTTTCAAGGGATTTGATAATATTGATGAGGTATCTGTAAACAATACAAATTATTTAGCCAGCATTAAAGATCCAGTTATTCCATACTTTTTTGTTAATCCTGATTCTTCTATTGCTCAAGTTTTAATTGACCTAGCAATTTCTTGTCAGGCTGCAGTATTTTTTGATGAATACAATAACCTTGTCATAATGCCAAAAGAATATATTTTGCCAGATAATCAAGACAGAACAACGGACATGGTTCTTTATGGGCAGGTAGAAAATAATAATTCTGGAACTGTTACTGCTCTTCCCAATATTGTATCAATATCAAATTCAGAAACCAAAGTTTTAAATGATGGAGTAATTCAATACAATATTAGATATATACAAAAAGAAGTTTCCTCTTTCCAGCAAACAAGCTATATTGATCAAGACAAAACCTACGGATATCTGCCAGTACTTCTCTGGGAGGTTGGTCATAATCAAGAGACAAGAACAAGAAACGAAGATAACAAAGAGACTGCATCTCATTCTCTTGGGGCAGCACCATTAAATACCTCTCTTAGCGCATCAGTTCCTTATATTGAAGATAATGAAATAAAAAATAATATAATAGATTTTGGAGAAAATGTTTATTGGCTTCCAAGATTCCAGGGATATCTTTTTGCAAACGGAGAGATTATAAGATATGATGCCGTTGAGTATTTCATAACTGGAACAGGAAAGATTTGGATCTCTTCAAATCAAGAGTATCAAAAATATTTCTCATCATTACCATTTAATGGAAAAATTTATCCAACAGGCAATGTAAGAATATTTGTAGAGCCTTACTATGTAGAGTATGAAAATGCACCACAAACTGGAACATTACAAGAAAATGTTACTTATAAAAATGGTGCAGTTAAAAGACACGGTAGGGCACAATTTGGAACAGAAATAACAGAGCATAATGCAGGATTAGCTAGCCATTGGTCAAGTGATGACAATGTTCGTGGTTGCAAAATGACTTCTTCATATATTTTTTCCACAACACCAACAGAAAAAATTACTTATCCAACATACGCCACAGGAGATACACAAGTTGGAGGCAATAACTCTTTAGCACAAGAGTCTAGAAGAAATGGAATAATTAAAAATTGGTTAAGCCAGGTATTTCCCACAGACGATATTTTGAAAACTTTACAAACAACACAATCTGGAACCGTTCAATCATCTGCATTTGTTTTTTCTGGACCATCAGATTTCCCATCAGACACTACAAGAAGAGATTTTGTTTCATATGTTTATAAGGATCTTGATGGAGCATATAAGCATTATGGAACCAGAGTTAGAATTATTGGTGGATTAAAAACAAATGATAAAGTTCAGTCACCACTAAGTTCAACAACATATTTTAATGTTCAGCCAAACAGTAGCTCAGAAAGTGTAAACATTGATGGGGGATCGGCAGGCATAGGTATTGGAGTAAATCCTGCCACAAACCATGGTTATTTCTTTGAGATATGTGCATTAACAGCAGACAATCTTCAAGAATATGAGGTAATAAATAAAGATACTGGCGATGTAGAAAAGGTCTTACATAATCTTATATTTTATAAAATAGTTAAATCTGGAGATCAAGCTATTCCAGTAAAACTTTGGGGTGGTCTAGGAAAGATTATTGTTGATGAGGGAAAATTTGTTGGAATGGATAGGGTGGGCCTTGAAGACAATCCAAGTGTTTATGATTTGTCAGTAGAATATGAAAACATAGGAAGCACAAGAAGATTTTATTTGTATGTAAATAACTCACCAATAGCAATTGTTACCGATTCTTCTCCATTGCCAGAATATTCAAATGCTGCATTATTTGTTCGTGGATCTACAGAAGCCATGTTTGAAAATATTTATGCACTACAAAATCTTATGTCAAAGAATACTGGAGAAACGGTATTTAATCAGATATCAGACTCGTTTGGAAAAGACAAGATAAACTCCTCTGAAAGCCTAAGAAAGTATGCGGTATCTGGATTTATAAAATCATCTTATTTAACAGGAATTAGTCCACAACACTCTCCAGATTTTAAAATGTATTTTGAAGAGTTCGGAACAATAATGAGGGAGTGTGCATATTTTAATATTAGATATGATCAAGCCTACCCTGCTCTCATTTCACAAATTGCACCAACTTTTGGACAAGACAGAGGATACTCAGTATCAGGATTTTATGGTGGCTCATATGGAGCAGAGTTCTTAGTGTTTAATAATACTGATAGGCCAATTATCTTAGACGAAACAACGGGTAATTATTTAAGAATTATCGGTGTTACATTTACCCAAAACATAACAGAAGAACTAAATGTTGATGATTTCTTTAGAGAAAGATCAAGCCTGTCTGACCCACTTATTGTTGATTCAGACATTAGATCTCCAATAGTTGCAGATAAAATATACGACACTATAAAGTCAAGTAGGCAAAAATATGGTCAAAGACAATTTAGCTTAACACCAACATATATTCAAGATGTAGACAATGCAAACGATATGATGGAATGGTTAGTTAATAAAACTTTGAGAGAGAGAAAGTCCATAGATTTGCAGGCATTTGGTGTTCCGCAATTGCAACTTGGCGATCTTGTTACAATAGATTTTGATATGCCAGAAGGAAATAGTTTTGTTGACACAACCAAACAGTTTGTTGTTTATTCAATGGACTTTTCTAGAAACAAAGAACAAAAGAATACATTTTTAAGATTGATAGAGGTGTGATATGGACTATGCAGAATTACAGAGAGAGTTAGACGCTGCTCATGCTGCTTGGCTGAGGGGTGAGCGGGCTAGAAATGAGGCAGCAGCAAACAGAGGCGTACAAATGAGGGAAGACGCTATTGCAAGGTATCGTGCTGCACAAGCCGCGAAATCACCACCTTCTTCACCCGCACCTGCACCTGCACCTGCGCCCGCACCTGCACCAAGAACTGTGTCCAACACTCCACCACCTCCTCCACCACCTGTTAAAATTCCAAATAGAGATGTTTTAAATTTTAGTCGTGAAGAATTTTCAACAAGCGCAATAACAAACTTGCTTTTTGAGCAAATAGGTAGCACAGAAATTGTTAACATTGCTAGAAGAGACACAATTGAGGGGCAAAATCCATATTACTCATTGATATCAAATCTTGCGTCAATTAAAAGAGAATTTGACCCAACCAGGCTTATAACAAAGCAGAAGGCAGTAAATGCTAATTTTGCTATTTATGGTATAGATTTGAACAATAAAATTCCAGATCAAGAATACCTGGACAGAAATAATATAACTAGCTTCTTTTACATTGCTAGCAACGGTGACTTGGTAATAGAGCTTGATAACCTTGAAGATGATGAAATAATAGACTTTGAAATAGCCAATTCTGGTACAATTAATTTGGTAGATGAAGAATGATAACTAACGACGGAAAAGAAATTATTGGCAAATTTTTGCTTGGTCAAGCACCAGAATTTGCTACCCACATTGCTGCGGGATGTGGATCACAACCACTTTTTCCAGGACAAACTCTAAGTTCTGATGACATTAACGAGCTAAAACAAAAAGATGCTCTAGATTTTGAAGCTTTGCGAGTTCCTATTACAGCAAAAGGTTTTGTGAAAGAAGACGGTGTAGAAAAAATTGTATTTAAAGCAGAAATGCCAACAGAACAAAGATATCAAATATCAGAGGTTGGATTTTATCCGTCAGATTCTAACGCTGTAGCAGGGGCATTCGACAGTAAGGCATTGTCTGTATTTACCCCAACTGAGACATGGGTTGTTTATTCTCAAGATTCTTCATCAAGCGTTCTTTCAATTACAGATGATTCAGTTTTAGCAGATGCTAGTGCTAATTTTATTGTTGATGATATTGCATTTTATTTATCATCAGACTCAACAGTTTTTGATAATGAAAATAGAAAGTTGCGTCAAGAGCCAACAAGATTTTACACGAATGCCTTGGCAGTTTCTGGATCATCTTCATTTATAGATATCAATGTTGATGGATCTTATTCCGTTGCGTCTGGAGGGTACAGAGTAGAAAACTCTACGGTAGCCTTTAATTTAAGCCAAAATCTTCCAACAGATCAAATCAAAATGGTATTTTCTGTAATAAGCAAGATTGCAAATAATGATACTGCACCAGATAAAGTTAGGGTCGTACTTGATTTTGTTAATGATTTGCCTGGACTTGATCTAGAATCACCAAAGGCGAGGCTTGGAATAGAATTAGAACAATCAGACTTTACAGTATTAAATACGGGACAGTCCCCAGATCCACAAAGCAGGTATCGCTCAATTACAAGAACAATATCTCAGTTTAATGTTGACGATACATTTTCGTGGGCAAACATAAACCTAGTAAGACTTTATGCCTGTGCTCTAGACTCTGGAGATAATCCATTAGACACATACTACATAGCTTTTGATGGCCTTAGATTAGAAAATATTTCTTTGGACAACCCCCTTTACGGACTTGTTGGGTACAACATTATTCGTAGTGATTTCGCATATCCAGTTCTAAAGGCGCAAAATACAAATAACTTCGTAGAGTATAGGTTTGGTATTGGCGTTGATACATAATGGCAAAGTTCATAATACCAGTTGAGGATCTTCCGCCACCAGATATTAATGGAAACCATGTTTTTAGATTTAGAATATTATCAGAAGATAGAAACAGGCAATCTCAGTATTCCACTCTTTATACAATAGAAAGCACAGGACAAATTTTCCCATTAGAAAGCCCATATGAAATTACTTCATCAGGCAGCGTTGTCGGGGTTTACTGGGAAACTCCATCTTACTTTAATGTAGGTGCATCTGCAGTAGGAGCGTCTGTTCTTCATAATCATGAAAGCGAGTGGAAAACTCACCCAATGGATGTTTTTGTATCCTGGGACTCTGGAGACTATGAATATTATGGAAGAACGATTGATAGCGATATCAACATTCTAAAAAGATCTGGAGCATCTACTCTCAAAGTAATGGTCCAAATGGCTAATCATCCACCAACATTTTCATATAAATTTAAAATATTTGAAACTGAAAATGTAGCCCTCTGATATAATTACATTAGGAGAATTTATGAAGATACCATTACCTGAACGTGGACAGCCAATTGACTTGGCATATTTATATCAGATTGCTAATGCAATTAATGATTTAAACAATCAGATAACAACATCAAATACGACTTCTGTAATCAACAACGGCATTAATCTTAGAGAAGATGTTTCTACAAATAATTTAAGATTTTTTGCAACAACAAAAAATATCCAGGTAGGAAACGTATCTGCTGGCAGCTCCGAATCATGGTCAGCAGATTTTTCACCAGATTTTTTGTATGTTCCAGTTGTTACAGCAACAGTTCAAAATAATACATCTTCAACAGCAGGAGATAACATTACCCTAGTTTTAAAAAATATAACAACTAGTAGGGTTGATGGAAACGTAAGATATAACGCTGGTGGCAGTATTGACATTAACATAAATGTTATTGCAATAGGTGTCTCTAGGTGATATAATAATTCACTAAAGAAATAACGATAATGTTAAAATGTAGAAAATGTAAAGGAAGAATTTTTGTTGATCGGGTACACACATCAGCCGATCATTTAGAAACCTTTTGCATAATTTGTGGAGGTAGAAATATTTATCACCCACCAAGTAGATTTGGAAGGAATATACAATGGCTTCATCGGAACGAGATGAGAATGGTGACAGCCTGGAACGGCAAGTAAAACCTAGTAAAACAATATTTTTTGTTGATGAAAATCTAGTAAGATTTATTAATAGTAATCGTGGCGCAAATATAGTATATCTTTATGACATTGTAAATGAAAAAGAAATTACAATGTTGCTTTCAGACTTTAAAAAGCATAGAAAGAGAGCTTATCTAGTTTCTCATACTGCCAAACTTTTAGGCAGAACACATATGCAACTAAATAAATATGTTAGGCAAGGACTTATAAATCCTCCAGTAGGGGCTGTTGCTGGAGGCAAAAATGTATTTAGGAAAAAAGCTTACTATTCTGAAGATTACATCTTTACAATCAGAGAAAGAATGTCTACAATTCATAGGGGCCGTCCAAGAAAAGATGGAAGAATTTCTAATAGCGTATTGACTGAGCAAGAATTGCGTGCTAAGATGGGTGATGCCTTGATGCTTTACACGAGGACGAAGGATGGGGAATACATTCCTGTCTGGTCGGAACAAACATATTAGGAGAATAATGTCAGAAAAAACAGAGGTTACTGTAAACCTTGGATATACCCTCAACCTTGGTAACTTTCAGAGCCTACGGGTGGACCTTGGTTGCACAGATTATGTTCGTGCAGATGAGAATGTAGATACCGCAATGAATCGCGTTTATGACTTTGTAGAAGGCAAGGTTATGAGCAAGATTGAAGAAGCCAAGCGGGAAATGGATTAATGGCTGATAAGAAGCAAAGGTATTCTCTAATAAGCTACTTTAAAAAGGTAGCTAAGGAAAACAATGCTCCTTTACAGCCAATCAATATTCACTCTCAGCAATGGGCTGCAGAAGCACTTATAGAGTCATATGGCTATGAAGAGTGCAAGGATTTAGTAGATTATTATTTTGTTGTGTCAGCATCCCCAGATTGGACATGGTTTGCATACAACTCTGATAAGCTGCTACAATCTAAGACGTTAGAAGAAGATGATCGCAGGCTACGAGCACGGCTACGCAAGGGTGCTAAGGAATGGTTGGAGAGTTAATGGACGATCTAGAAGCAAAGGTACTATCTGCAGTCCTTGAAGACAAGCAGATTCACGTTCTTTTGCAGGCAAATCCAGATTCATTATTTAGAACACATGGGGATGTTTGGCAATTTATTAAGACATACTATGAAAAGAATATGTCTATTCCTCCAGCATCTATTGTTGTAGAAAAGTTCAGAGATTTTGAGCCTATAAAAGATGTAGGTGCTACTAAGCATCATGTAGATGAACTAAGAACAAACTTCCTTGACGGAAAGATTAGAGAACTTTTAAAGACTAGCGCATCACAACTTCAAGAGAACAAGGTTCAAGATGCCCTTAATACCCTCATTTCTCAGAGTGCTGATCTTAAGCGAGGCTCTGCAGAGGTGCGAGATATTGACGTTGTAGATGTAGAAGATGCTGTTGCACATTTTAAGCATATTGAAGAATTAAATAGGCTTGGTGCTCATGGCATTAAGACAGGTCTAGCAGGATTTGATAACTACCTACCTTCTGGAATTATGCCAGGGCAGTTTGGTATCCTTCTTGCTTATCCTGCTATTGGTAAGTCGTGGCTTGCATTGTATCTTGCTGTGCAGGCATGGAAGAATGGAAAGAAGCCACTCTTTGTATCTCTAGAGATGACTGAAAGCGAGGTTCGTAATCGTGCCTACACAATTATGGCAGGTGGACAATTTTCACATCGTAAGATTAGTGCAGGAGAAATTGACATTGAAGAGTTTGAGCGTTGGGGTAACAAGTATCTAAACAATATGCCTTCATTTCAGATTGTTTCTAATGATGGACTAGGAGAGGTTACGCCAGCAGTTTTGCGGGGAAAGATAGATCAATATTCTCCAGACATTGTATTTGTTGATTACATTCAGCTTATGCAATCTAACACTCTGACAGATAACGAGGTAGTAAAGATTAAGAACATCAGTCGTGAGTTAAAGATTCTTGCTATCTCAGAAGAAACCCCTGTCATTGCTATTGCTTCTGCTACACCTGATGATGCAACAAATATGAATACCGTTCCAACATTAGGTCAGGTAGCATGGTCAAAGCAACTAGCCTATGATGCAGATTGGGTCTTAGCCCTTGGTCGTGAACCGTCCTCTGATATTCTTGAGGCTTGCTTTAGAAAGAATAGGCATGGATACCTTGGAGAGTTTTTAGTGCAGGTAGACTTTGACAAGGGTAGATTTTTATACAAAGACTTTGAGGATCAATAAAGTCTAGTATAATTATTTTATGACAATTGTACACAAAGGGATTAAAAGGTTCGAACTAGAAGGTCAAATATATGACGAATCTTCTATTCCCCGAATAAAAAATGAACATATATTCATGCTAACAATGATGATGAAAACGAAAGGGTATTTGGTTAGATATGATATTGACCCTGACTTTACCATCCTGTACAATGGGAAATCATTCGACTTTAAGTTATCAGTATACGGCGTATTTGTAGGGAAGAAGAGGGCACAATGGTTCGATGGGGTGGACAAAAACAAGTTAATATCGAACTCTACTCAGAAGAGCAAGTCAGAAGAACACTCCTGGCCTGCGGGATAGATATTGTCCAAGAGATAGAATCAGACTTTATAATATACTGCCCCTATCATAATAATCATAGAACACCAGCAGCAGAGGTATCTAAAACATCGGGAGATTTCTACTGTTTTGGATGCCATGAGTCACGCGATTTAGTTCAGTTCGTAATGTTCTGCTCAAAGAGAAACTACTTTGAGGCAATGCGTCTTATTCATTCTAAGAAGGCAGAAGATAACATAGAAGCTGACTTACTTAAGATATTAGATAAGAAGCCAGAATATCCAGAGTTTGATACAGAAACTGTGTCAAGACTGAATGATACTGCACTTGTATCTCACAGAGCAGCAGGGTATCTAAAGGGAAGGGGTATTACCAAGGACAGCGTAGAAAAATATAAGATAGGCTATTCAGAAAAGCAAGATATGATTACCATTCCTATCTATTCCCCCGATGGTATTTGTGTTGGCATGGTAGGTAGGTCTGTGGAAGGAAAGGAATTTAAAAACACCCCTGGACTTCCACGATCTAAGACCATGTTCAATATCCAAAGAAACAAGACTGCCAATAAGATATTTCTGGTAGAATCGTCCTTTGATGCTATCCGTATCGAACAAGTTGGCGGTAAAGCATTGGCGACACTAGGATCAAATATTTCTAATAAGCAGAAAGACTTGCTAAAAAAGTATTTTACTAGTATAATCGTAGTGTCAGATAATGACGAAGCAGGAAGGGATATGAAAGAAAAGCTATCAATGTCTCTTGGCAGTATAGTAATACAGGGTGATCTACCTGATACTGTTAAAGATGTTTCCGACTTGGATGACGAACAACTAAAAACATTTATAAATACATTTGATAACGAAATACATTACATATTACAATAGGAGAGATATATGTCTATTATTAAAGGGCTAAAGAACATCGAAGCAGTTCTAGATAGGCCCAAGGCAACGGGAGCAGGAAGTAAGGTACGCTGGCTAAAGATGGATGATGGTCAGAGTATCAAGGTTCGTTTTGTAAACGAAATTGACGAGGATTCTAAGTTCTATGATGAGGATCGCGGTCTTGCAATCGTCGTAAATGAGCACACAAATCCAAAGGACTATAAGCGTAAGGCTGTATGTACCCTAGATGATGAGGGACGCTGCTTTGGTTGCGAGATGCATCGCAAGGATATGAAGGCTGGCTGGAGGCCACGGCTACGCTTCTATACAAATGTTGTTGTAGATGACGGCATTGAAGATCCATACGCTGCAGTTTGGAGCATGGGAGTTGCAAAGTCTGCAACATTCGCTACTATTCGTGAGTATGCGATGGATGCAGAGGGCATCACAAATATGACATGGAAGCTAAAGCGAAATGGAATGGGAACAGAGACTAATTACACTCTAATCCCAGGACCAGCAGATTCAGAAGATTTTGATTGGTCAAATGTTGAGCCATTTGCATTGGAGTCTGCGATTAGACAGGTTTCATATGCTGATCAGGAGGCTTTTTATCTTGGATTTGATAATCCAGCAACGTCAACTACGGTTGATTGGTAAGCCTTGAATTACGCACCACTTCATGTTCACTCACACTACAGTTTGATGGACGGGGTTGCAACCCCAGGGGAGTATGCCAAGCGTGCCGCTTCTCTGGGGATGCCAGCCCTTTCTATTACAGACCACGGAGTTCTTTCTGGTCATAGGCCGATGTATCGTGCCTGCAAAGATAATGGCATAAAACCAATTCTTGGTGTAGAGGGATACATCACCGCTGACCGCTTTGATAAACGAGATAAGACAGAAAGAACCACTCCACTAGACCTTATCTATAATCACATCGTAATCCTTGCCAAAGATCCACAAGGACTGCAAAATCTCAATACTCTAAATGAGATTGGTTGGACAGAGGGTTTTTATAAGAAGCCTCGTATCGACTTTGAGGTCCTTGATAAGTATGGCGATGGACTTATTGTTTCCTCTGCCTGCATGTCAGGTCTTATCAATAAGGCTATTGAAGTAGATGATTATGCTGTTGCCAAGAATCATATCAAGTGGTTTATGGATCGTTTTGGCGATGACTTTTATGTAGAACTTATGCCACACAATGTCGCTGGCATGAATACAGAGCTTTACAATCTTGCTAATGAAATGGGTGCAAAGTGCATCGTTACACCTGACTGTCACCATTGTACGACAGATCAGAAGGTAATTCAGGAAATGATGCTTGCACTCAATACACATGCCAAGATTCAAAAAGATGTTAGTTATGAAAAGTCTGCAAAGATAACCGATATGATGAAGCGACTTGACTACCTTTATGGTGAAGATCGCCCCATGTCATTTAGATCCTTTGATATCCACCTTCTTTCGTATGAAGAAATGAGAGAAGGTATGGAAAAAGAGCAAGAGTTTGATGATAGCATTTATGCTAACACCCTTGAGATTGCAGACAAAGTAGAAGACTATAAACTCAAGAGCAATCTTAATCTTCTTCCAATCAAGGTGAAGAATCCAGAAGACGAGTTGAGAAACCTTGTTATGGAGGGTCTTAAATCTAGGGGACTAGACAAGAATGAACAATATCTAGCCAGGGTAGATGAAGAACTATCTATTATTAACGACAAAGAGTTTGCACCCTACTTCCTTGTAGTTCGTAATATGATCTCATGGTCTAAGGAACAAGGCATCATGGTTGGGCCAGGACGAGGATCTGCTGCAGGCTCTCTCGTCTGCTATGCTCTGGGTATTACAGAAGTAGACCCAATTAAGTATGGACTTCTGTTCTTTCGATTTATTAATCCTGAGCGAAATGACTTTCCAGATATTGATACTGACATTCAGGATAGTCGTCGTGAAGAGGTTAAGGAATATCTAGAAAAGGAATACAAGAACGTAGCGTCTATAACCACCTTTCTGATGTTTAAGGATAAAGGCGTGGTTCGTGACGTTGCCAGGGCACTTCACGTTCCATTGCCAGACGTAAACAGAGCACTCAAGCTTGTTGATACATGGGAAGAGTTTCTTGGTTCAAAGTCAACAGGCTGGTTTAGGGAAAAGTATCCAGACGTTGAGGTATATGCAGAGCAACTGCGTGGACGTATTCGTGGAACAGGGGTACATGCAGCAGGTGTTGTGACGGCAAAGGATGCCATTCATAAGTACGCTCCAATGGAGACTAGAACGGTTACAGGCACAAAGACTCGTATACCCGTTGTTGCTGTAGATATGGACGAGGCAGCAGACATTGGATTGATCAAGATAGATGCTCTTGGACTAAAGACTCTTACTGTTATTCAAGAAACTTTAAAGACCATCAAGGAAAGAAACGGCATTGATATTGATCTTAACACTATTGATCTGGGAGATAAAGAAATATACAGAATGTTGTCTGAGGGAAATACTAAGGGTGTTTTCCAATGTGAAGCAACTCCGTACACGAATCTTCTTGTAAAGATGGGAGTTAAGAACTTTGATGAGTTGGTAGCCTCTAACGCCCTTGTTCGTCCAGGTGCTATGAATACTATTGGAAAGGAATACATTGCTAGAAAAAACGGTAGAAATATTGTGGAGTATCCTCATTCAGTAATGAGGCCATTCCTAGAAGATACCTACGGTCAGATTCTTTATCAGGAGCAAGTCATGCAGGCATGTACCACAATTGGCGGTATGACATTTGCAGAGGCTGATAAGGTTCGTAAGATCATTGGTAAGAAGAAAGATGCTAAAGAGTTTGATGTGTTTAAAGATAAGTTTGTTAGAAATGCATCAGCCTACCTTAGTCCTTTTCAGGCAGATAATATGTGGCACGACTTTGAGGCCCATGCAGGGTACTCATTCAATAAGTCCCATGCTGTTGCATACTCAATGCTTTCTTACTGGACAGCTTGGCTAAAGTTCTACTACCCTATTGAGTTTATGTATTCAGTTCTTAGAAATGAAAAAGATAAGGACTCAAGAACGGAGTACCTAATTGAGGCTAAAAGAATGGGAATCCCTTTGCGACTACCCCATATCAATGAATCAGAAAGTGACTTCTCTATTGAGGGCAAGGCAATTAGGTTTGGACTATCATCTGTCAAGTGGTTGTCTGACAAGGTTTCAGCCAACATCATTGCTGCTAGGCCATTTAACTCTTATCAAGAAGTTCGTGATGCTGCATTTAAGAAAGGTAGTGGCATCAACAGTCGTGCAGTAGAGGCCATGAATGCCATTGGTGCATTGACATTTGACGATAATCCACGGGATGAAAATAAGGTAAGAGAGAATCTGTATGAATATCTAAATCTGCCAGAATTCAACATAAACCTTCCTAATCACTATTATGCGTATATTGACAATTCAGAGGATTATGAAGAAGATAAGTCACACATTCTTCTAGGCGTTGTCAAAAACATAAAGCGTGGTAAGGGGTGGTCGCGTGTCGAACTACTAGACAAGACAGGTTCGGTAGGAATATTTGCACCTGAAGATACTACGATAGAAACGGGCAAGACATATCTTATTCTTGCATCAGCCAACAGAGTTGCAGAGGCAATTCCAATGGACGAGATTGACAATTATAAGACTAGCCCACTAATCAGGTTCCTCAACTATAAGCAAATACCCTTTGGACAAGACGAGGTTTTTGTGCTATCGTTTAACCCTAGAATTACAAAGGCGGGTAAGAAAATGGCTAACATGACAATAGCAACCGCCGACCGTGAAATGATTGCTGTAACAGTTTTCCCATCACAATTTGCACAGGCATACATGAAGTGTGAAGAAGGGGCAGTTGTCAAGATTGAGCTTTCAGAAACAAAAGAAGGAACTACTATATTGAAGGAAGTAATGTAATGAGTTATTTAAGGGACATGGACGATCTAGCATTCACACTAAATGCCAATGCAAGAGCAAAGGGTTTTTGGGATGCAGATACAGAAGATAACAGGATTATCTTTTATCTAAAGCAACTTGCTATGGTTCATAGTGAGGTAAGCGAGGCACTAGAAGCAATCCGTAAGGAAAAGGGCGACGATGTTGTTGTTGAAGAACTAGCAGACATTCTCATCCGTGTTCTAGATCTATGGGCTGGAATGAGTACAGACCAGTATACAAATCATTCATTAGCAAAGGCTGTCAATGATAAGATGGAAAAGAACCGTGAGCGTCCAAAGATGCATGGAGTGTTAGCGTGATTAGTGAGGCAATGGAAGAGGTTCTTTCACAAATAGATCCAAAGCTTAGAAAGAAGGTGTCTGCTGCCTCAGAAATTGAGGTCGTAATGCAAAAGACACCAAGCGTTGGACTAAATAAGCAATTAAATGGTGGTCTTGCTTATGGCAGACAGGTTCTCATCTGGGGAAATAAGTCTGCTGGCAAGTCATCATTTTGCTTGCAGATGATTGGTCAGGCACAGAAGGAGGGAAAGATCTGTGCATGGATTGACTCAGAGCAGTCGTATGATCCCAAGTGGGCACAGCGTCTTGGAGTAGACTCAGATAGCCTTATCTATTCTCCTGCTAGGACAATCAATGACATGGTTGATGTTGCCACACAACTTATGTCTGCTGGTGTAGATATGATTGTTGTTGATTCTATCTCTGCCCTACTTCCTGCTATCTACTTTGAAAAGGACTCTGACGAATTAAAGCAGTTGGAGAATACCAAACAGATTGGTGCAGAGGCACGGGACATGACAAATGCTGTCAAGATGCTCAACTATGCAAACAATCAAACTAAGCAAACATTGTTAGTTCTTATCTCTCAGCAACGCAATAATATTGGTCAGATGTTTGTGAGTCACCAGCCTACTGGAGGTCATGCCGTCAAGTTCTTCTCTAGCACAGTCGTCAAGCTTTGGTCAAGTGAATCAGAGAAAAATGCTATACAAGGCAAGATAGAAGTAGGAGATAAGGTTATACAGAGCAAGATAGGCCGTCAGGTTACTTGGACTATTGACTACAACAAGACAGGAAAAGCCTTTGAGAGCGGAATGTATGACTTCTACTTCTCTGGAGACTTTGTTGGCATAGATAACATTGCAGAAGTTGTGGACGTTGCAGAGCAACTAGGACACATAGAAAAGGGCGGTGCATGGTACACAGTCCTTGGAGAAAGGTTCCAGGGTAGAGCAAAGGTGGTCGAATGGCTACGCCAGAATCCAGATAAGGTGGCAGAACTTGTCCAAATCATCGAATAAGTATGAGGTAATACATGGCAAGTTTCTGTGCCAGGAGTGTTCTTCAGAGGCTGCATCATCTAGGTTTTATGCATCTAACCTACAACTTACCTGGAAGTGTAAGTCTTGTGATCATGTATCTACTGTGAATATAGGAAAAGAAAGAGGATACTAATGAGTGAACGTGGAGAGCTAAAGCGTATTGGTGCAAAGCCACATAAGAACTCTGGTCGTGGTATGGTCAAGGGTGACGGGAGTCTAGACAGATATGTTGTAGATGTAAAAGAGTATAGTAAATCATTTTCTGTCAATAAAGACGTATGGGGCAAGGTAGTCACAGATACTCTTAGGGTAGACCCCAATAAATCTCCTGCCATAATGTTAGTTCTTGGCGACACAAAAAAGACAAGGCTTGCTATAATTGAGTGGAACGAGTTTGAAGAGTTACGAGAGATAAGAGAGAATAATGAGTGACAACACTATTGATCTCATAAACCAGATCAATGATTTTAATGATTTATCAGAATACATGCAGGACGAGGAAATAACTCAGGCACTTATAGCAATTGCCAAGCTTATTGCCAAGCCAGATATTCCTCCAGATAAGGCTGCGAGGCTTATTGTTCAGATACAGGCTTACTCTGCTAAGTTTGCAATGCTAGCTTCATGGTATGCCAATGTTAAGAAAGATGATCGGGCTAAGAAAAACATTTACTACTCAGCAAGAGAAGCACTTGATAAGTTGTCAGATGCTCTTAAATACACAGTTAGGACTTACCATGGCTAAGAATATAATATCTAAGATTGTCAAGGGAGATGTTAAAGAAGCGGTTCCAGATACTGAATGGCAAACACAGATGCCAGACAATATTGATGATGAATTTTCAGACCTCATTGATGCTATTCATAAAGGATATGTGGCAGATAATGAGCCAAAGTTTACTAAGAAGAAGACATTCTCCCCCTCTACCATCGTCTTTGGTCATGGCAAATGCCCACGATATTGGTATCTAGCCTTTGAGGGCAACACCTTTTATGAAGAGCGTGAGGGTAAGTCTCAGGCAAATATGGACAGCGGTACAGATAGACATAAGAGAATTCAGGATGCTATATCTGGTGCAGGACTCATGGTTGCCAATGAGGAAAAGGTTATCTTTGACGATCCACCGATCTTTGGTTTTCTAGATAGCATTATTAAATGGAAAGACTCAGAGTATCTAGTTGAGATTAAGACACAAAATCAAGACGCTTTTGAGCGTCACAAGAAGACCATGACAGCAAGTACATATCACATTGTTCAGCTTCTTATTTATATGAAGATATTTAAGAAGAAAAAGGGTATCGTAATGTATGAAAATAAGAATACCCATGACCTTCTTGCTATACCAATCAACATAAGGCAAAGCCATGTGGATTTCCTTGACTACCTGTTTGGTTGGATGAAAGAGGTGTACGCGGCATGGAAAGATCAAAAGCTACCAGAAGTGCCATATAAAAATAACAGCGTAAAAACCCCTTGCGGCTCTTGTCCTGTTCAGCAGGCATGTAAGGATGCTCCAAAAGGCGATATAAAAATCGCTAGAAGAAAGGAAGAAAAGGGAGAATTCTAATGGCCTTCTGTTCCTGGTGTGATCATGAGTTTTACCAAAAATCTTCTAAACAGATTTATTGTGGTCCAGAGTGCAGGCAGGAAGCAAGCAAAGAAAAAATATTTGAAAGATACGAAATAGAAAAAAGAAGAAAAAGAGTTGGAAGAGATAAAAAATGTGCTGGTGATTGTGGAACATATCTAAGCATTTATAATGATGTTGGAATGTGTGACAATTGCCTTATTAACAAAAAAAAGTTTAATAATTTTATAAAGGAGTTGAAGGGATATTTTGACTACCAGCAAGAGTAGGGGTTTGGCAAGTCTATCAAAACCAAGGACTATAATAGCAGTAGATGCCTCTACAAATTCAATGGCATTTTCAATATTTGAGGAAGGAAGGCTGATCAAATATGGAAAGGTTCGATTTGTTGGCACAGATGCTCTTTATAAAGCAGGGGATGCCTGTAAAAAAGCTATCCCGTTTTTCAAAGCTTTTCGATCAGACGCTATTATTCTTGAATCTGCTATCTATAGCAACTCTCCAAAAACCGCTATGCAACTGTCGTTGGTGCAAGGAGCAATTATTGCAGCAGCGCAAGTTGCTGGAATTAAAACGGTAAAGAATGTAGCACCTATGGCTTGGCAAAATTATATTGGGACCAAGCTTTTGAGTGCAGCAGAAAAGCAAGCAATTGTAAAAAAAACACCAGGAAAATCTAAGTCGTGGTATAAAGGAAAAGAAAGAGAATTAAGAAAACAAAAGACTATTAACTACGTTAACAATAGATACAACATTAAAATTGATGATGATGATGTGGCAGACTCAATTGGCATAGGGTCTTATGTAAGCGACAAATGGGGTGTCATTTTTGAATAAAAAAGATTTTTACAAGAATAAAAGCTGGCTTCACAAACGTTATGTACAAGACAAGAAAACTCCAGAAGAAATAGCAAAAGAATGTGGTTGCACAGTACAAACAATTTATCTAT